CATACTTAGGATATATGACGTTCCTGACGACAGCCACCCTAAAATAAAAAGATTAGCGAAAGTATACTCGAATGTAAATAGTTCTGTATACCCATTAATTCCAAATAAAAATGCCCCGACCCAGAAGCCGAGACACATTGGGCAATGAAATAATTCTCCTAATTTACCTTTTGTTGGTCTAACGGAATTAAAGATTGTTCCGTATACTAAAATCTGTGTCAAGCCATAAGCGGCAAGCACAAAATATAAGAGGTTCATACTACACCCTGTGCATAATACTCATGCCATAAGGACCACGGATCCATCCGGGTCTGATAGAGCCCTTCCCAGGTTCTTGGGGAACTTCACCAAGCGGCGTGCTGTCATCATCTGTGGGTTCTGTTATATAGTCATTAACAGCGCGTTCAAATTCTTCAAGATGTTCAAAGTATGGTCTTTCTTCCTTAATAAATTTATCTATGCCATATAAAGCAGCCTGAACCATATCGTATTCTTCATTCAAAAACATCTGTGCTTCCATTGAGCCATATACATATCCCGCTTTAACGCTTTCTGGCTCAATAAGCCCTTCTTTTCGCAAAAGCAAAAATAATCTATCTTGAGTATCGTATACTTCTTCACTTGTTATCTGTTTGGCAAGAGCAAGTATTTTTTTACTTTCTGGATATATTACAATGTCAACATCTGGATGATCGAATACAACCAATTGGTTTCCAAGTGTTTTTCTCACCTCTAGGGTGATATCGTCTTGAATGCCTATTTTATCTTTAATATGGGGTATTATTACTCTAATAGACATTATGCTTCAATCTCGTGGACTACATTTTGGATTTTCAAAACCTTCCCTACAAGCGCCTTATCTACTGGTTCAGTTTTAAATTCTTCAATCATTGATAAAACAGATTTAACAGATTCCTGCATGTTGGTATCTAATTGTATTTCTTTAGTCTCTAAAGCAGAAACCAGTGCGCTTTGAAGTCGTGATATTTCTTCATTTAAATATATTTTTACATCAATTCCGTTGTCGGAAAAAGATAGAATATATCTGTTTAATAATTCTTTTTGTTCGCTCAACAATCCTTCTGAATAGGTGTCATTGAACTTGGACACAAATGTTGTAAAAATCAAATTGTCGATTGGCTTCATCTCTTGCTCTGCCGCCAATTCGTTTTTATTTGTTAAAGTCGCAATAATCTTCTGCTCCAGAATAACACCCTGTTTAATATTATATGTTTCGGTATCGGAACCAAAAAGTTGTGATAAGGTGGCCACACTTTTATAATTTGGTATAAAATTGCTATATACACCTGTAGACAATTGTGTATTTATTTTTTTGATTAGATGGCTCTGGGCTTTGTAGATGTCTTTTTTATCTAATGATGAATGAGCTTCACGAACTTGATAAACTAATTTTTCTGCGGTGGCTGGATCTAGATCGTCTGTTTCTGACAGTGTTTTATATAATACCAATTCTTTCGAAAGTATGGATTGAGGGGCAAAAAACTCTTTTAACATACAAACAATGGTTTGTTTAGTCTTACTATCTTTTGATACAACAGCTTTGGTCATCTCTCGTATCAACGCTTCATATAAAAAAGCTGTATTTCTTTTTTTATTATGTCTTCTTTTCGTCATTTGTGTCCCCTAGTCCGCTATTATCTAGTTCTGTAATTAGTTTCTTTATTTCGTGTTTTACCTCAAATAGTTGCCTTTCTTCTAAATTGTCATCATTGTCCTGTTGTTCGTGATATAAGCCGCCTTTTCTGAACTCATCGCCAATAGACGAGAGGTGATGTAAGGTTTCGTAACCTACGGCACCAGGGTTGTTTGTTCTGGGTGTATTAATCTCGACTCCGCGCCGTTTTGCTCGACTCTTGCGTGATTCGGGTCCGCTTTTTCCTAGATGTCTCTGATCGTCGTCGTCGCGCTTACCAGGGGATGCTAAAAGCGTGTCCTCCTCGCCGCCGGGTTCTTCTCCGCCAGCTTCTTCTCCGCCGAGGTCGTCGCCAAACTCGCCGCCGAGGAGATCTTCCTCTCCACCGAGATCTCCACCGAGTCCGCCACCGAGCCCTCCACCAACGTCACCTCCGAGTCCCCCGGCTGCTCCTTCCATGGCTGCGGCGACTTGTTCAAGTTCGGCATCCAGTCGTCTATCAAAAAACATTTCTCGCTGATTTCTTAGGAATTCTTCTTCGGATAAGTTGAAAATATGATCCGCGACCCAACGCCGACTAAAAAATCCTTCTGTAGCAGACGCTGCAATGTCAAACTTTGTCTTCCAGTGCTCAAGCTCTTGAAGTTCCGCGATCTTAGATGGGTTGCTTAGTGATAGCTTGAAACTAATAAGATCAGCGCCTTTATATCCAAGCGTGTAAAGATGAATAATGCCAATCTTTTCTAGCTCTGTTACAATCGCTCTTTGCAATCTTTGGATGGTTCTAGCAAATCGAATATCCTTTTGAGCAAGTGTCGTCTTGTCTTCTTCTGCCCCGTCACCACGGGACAAATAGGATGCAGGGATTTTAAGAGCGGAAAATAATTTATCTCTTAAATACTTGACATCATCAATATCTCCGGTATAGGAGCCTCCCGGTAGGGTTTCTATCTTGGATGATACACCTCCGCGTACAGGAATAAAGTAATCCTCTTCAGTGCTCATTGGGTTATAGCGTAAATCCACGCGACCTGTATCGGCATCAACAACTTGATTTCTTTTCATTTGTGTCATTACTCGTTGCATATATTGCTCAACATCATTTGGCGCAATATTACCAACATCAATATAGAATACACGACGTTCAGGGGAACGAACAATACGATATGCCATCATCGCGTCTTCGAGAAGAATTAGTTGACGGAAGATTCTTCTTGCAGCCTCAAGGACCGAAGTGCCATACGGAGCATATTTGTCATTACCTAAAACTCTGAAATGTGCAATCTGCCAGTTTTCAAAAGTTAATCCACCAGAATTCCATTGAAATTGAACATATTTTGGATTATCTTTATCTTCTCCTTCAAGGCGCTCAATCTCATGTGTGGGCAAGCCAACGATGGACTGAACCCCAAGCCGTTCATCAATGTCTAGATACAAGAAAAAATCTCCATATTTACACATGGTGCGGCACCAGCCGAAAAGATTAAAATCAATATTTAAAACAGTATGATATAGTTCTTGTAATACTGCTTTGATTTCTTCATTGTGGCACTTAATGCCTAAAAGTGGCTGAAGCTCTGAAGAAGTTGTCATTTCGTCTGCATATATATCAAGACCCGAAGCGATCTCGGGCGTATATTCCATTTGTTCAAAATCTTGATATCGTTCAGCACGAAGCTGGTTCGCCATGATAGCCGTGCTTAACTGCTCAAACGGATTGTAAGACGACTTCTTAAAATCTAGTCCACCGGCTGATTGAAACTTAAATTTGTCTAGCTGCACCCTGCGAAGCTTTCTGCTTGTCTGCGTTCGGTAGTTAACAAGCGGACCAGAAAGCAAACGAGTTAATTGCTTAAAAAGTCCCGATTCATTATTTTTTGGATTATTATTGTTTTTTGCCATCTATCTTATCCTTTATATAGCCAACCAAATTCTTGGTGTATGCTTCTAGCCTGCTCCTCTTTTCCTCTGAGATCCATATCACTGCGATATCCTTCCTGTCCTTTAATCTGATTATTTATTTTTGTTGATGTAACAAACATAGAACTTACAAACGCATCTCTATATTCTTGATCTAGTTTTCCTGCCTCAAAAGCCGTATCCCGAACCCAACAACCAATTGCTAAAGCCATAGTTAGATCATCATTATAGCTTCTCATAGCCTCGGGGCGACCATGGTGCCAAATGAAGGTCTTTAACTCACTAACCATTCTAGAAGAATACACAGTAATTAGTTTATTTCTAATGAATTCTTCCATTTTTGCAATAATCAAAGGACGTGTTTTTGATGTGGTAGAGAAACCAGGAACAGCATTAGACATATTCTCTCCCTGTAGCTGCTCAACATATTCATGAGTTGACTTAATAGAAAAGTAAATATTATTATAACCCAACTCTTGCAATTTTGTTAATACTGCAAATCCAACGGAATTGTTTTCAACGACAATCATACCATTATTAAATTCGCGCCCAATACTATTAAGCATATCTGCGTATACATCAAGCGTGGGCTTACCTTGATATTCTGCTATCACTTCCATCGTCTCTAGTTTTATAATATGAAGTGTCGAATTGTCTTTGCCATCTCCTCGGGCAACATCAGCAGTAAGGAGATAGTTGCAGCCATCTATTGCCTTTTCCCAAATCCAAAAATTACGATCAAATCCGGTGCGATATTTTGGTTCTTTAATCTGTGTTTGCATCCAGTCTAAATCTTCTGGATGTATAACGGTTTCACCCGACATATTAAAATTACACTGTAATTCTTGTGCAATTTGTCTACGAGACATATTTTTAGTTTCTTTGTCAAACCATTCTTCATCTCTGTCAGGGTGAACGTCCCATGGTAGAACGGTGGGGTAAAAATCATTTTGAGCTTGTTCAGAATCTGTATACACTTGATGAAACCAATTCCCAACACCATTGGGAGTCGAAAGAGCAATGCATCTACCACCTGTTGACAATGTGGGATACAGACCAGTCCATAGCTCATCTAGTCCTTCAACGTGAGCCGCCTCATCGATAACCAACAAAGACAGCGCTTCTGAACGACCTGCATCACCTGAAGTAGATGAGGCTTTAATTTCGGAACCGTTTGATAACACAAATGATGCCCGATTGTCTATGTCGATACTTGCTATTTGCATCCAAGGAGGCAAGTTTTTAATAATGTGTTTTACTTTCTTTACAAGATTTCCTGCCGTCTGGAACTTGGTTGCAATAACAAGAATGTTTTTATTGCGATGGAAAAGCATCATCCATGCAATATATGC